GGCGATCGAGCACCGGCTCCGGATCTCCAAAGGTGAAGGCCTCGACGCGGGCGCTGCGCGCGCCGGCGTTGCTGGTCTGGTCGGTCATCTAGAATATCTCCACTGTGCTCGAGGAATGGCTGAGCTCGCCGTCGAGCGGCTCGTTATAGAGGACGTGCATGATCGCCCAGGCGACGTCGGCGTGGCCCGTGTCGCCGGCGCGGCTCGCGACGTAGGTGATCGATCGGCCGGCCTTGGTAAGCTCGGGCCGGATCGACATGAAGCTGGCGGTGATATCCTTGTCGCCGGCGTCATACTCGAGGCGGCCCGCCTGGATGACGCTGCGCGCCTTATAGACCATCATCGCCTTGAGCGGCGCCGAATAGTCGATCCCGCGCGCGGCGGGGAATCGCTTGACGACTAGCTGGTAAACGGCGGCGCCCACGCCGGTCTTGTCGATCGCGATGTCGACGACGCTGTAGCGCCCCATTTGCCGGAAGATCGCACCGGCCTGGGCTTCGAAGTCGCCCTTGAGCCGGAATTTCTCGAGAACGCGGAATTTGCCGCCCTTCTTCGTCGGCAGCGCGATCACCGCCAAAGCGGCGTCGTCACCGTCGGCCGATTCCTGAGGATCGTAGCCGATCGCCACGTCGCCTCGCCCGTACGGCCGGAGCTGCAGCCCGTCGAAGTCGCGCCATTTGTCGTAGCTGTCGACCCTGCACGGCGACATCATTGCCAAGGGGAAGGCCGATTGGCTGTCGTCGACGAAGCGACACATATAGAGGTTGTCGAAGACGTCCGGGGCCTTGCGCCGGCGGAGCTCGTCGATATCGAACAGATCGCAGCCGCCCGCGGCCGCGTCCTCGATCGTCACCACATGGCGCCAGATTGCGTCTTCGCCTACCGCGCCGGCCTGCAGCTCCGGCGCGTAGGTATCGATCTTCGTCCAATCCTTCTTCGGCCGGCCCTCGTTGAATTTCTCGCCGGACCATTTCTTGTAGGCCTGATGCGCGACCGTCGACGGCGTCGAGAAGTAGGTTTCCCGATACCGCTTCTGTGAAGCCATGCCGCTCGCAACGTCGTCAGTCGTGTCGAAGTCTTGGGCCCAGAAGCACTCGTCGTAGTAGAAATTCCCGTGCTCGCCCTGGGCGGTGCGATAGTTGGCGCCGAGGAAGAAGATCGTCGGCCGCTCAAGCGGCTGGCCTGATTCCTCGTCGTCGCCGCGGTCGATCATCAGGTGCTCGCCCTTGAGCTGTACGCCCGTCACGCGGAAGACGAACTCGATGATGTAGCGGCGGAAGATCTCGGCCTGTCGCCTCGAGGCGGAAAGGAATATCTGGTTTCGGCCGGTTTCGAGCGCGTCGATCAGCGCCTCGCGCGCGAAGTACCAGGTCGCGCCGATCTGGCGGCTCTTGAGGATGAATCGCGTCCGCTGGTTGCGGGCGCGCCACCACGTCAGTTGATATTCGAAACACTCTTCTTCGAAGGCCTCGCGCAGCTGCTCGACGTGCTCCGGCAGGAGCTGGTTGGGTCGGGGCTTCTTTTTCGGGCCGGAATTTCGATTGGCGACGTTGGGGTTGAGATCGGCCTCGTTACCTGAGTCGCGGTAACGGCGGCATCGCTCGAGACGCTCGATCTGTCGGCCGAGTAGGTCGATCTCCTTGAAGTCGCCGCCGGTCTTTTGATCCTTGGCGACGAGCTGCTGGAATCGGGCGATCACCGATTCCTCTGCTCGCCGGATCGAAGGCGCCTCTTCCCACTTCTCGCGCTGCTTCCAGCTTTCGACGGTCGACCGCTTCAGGGCCTTCCACCCCTCGATCGTCTCGCCGATGCGGTTGAGCTCGTCGACGATCTGCGTCACGCCCCACCCGCGCCAATAGAGGCTGCGCGCCTCGCGGCGCACATCTGCGAATTCAGGCCTCTCGATCGGGGCTAGGAGCATGGGACCGAACGCTAACCGCGTCGGCCGCCGGCGGGCGCTCGCCCGCTGTTGTATAGGCGCCGGTTACAACAGGCCCGGCTTGAGCCGAGGCCGTTCTTTCCTTCCATTCCGGGCTTCGGCGGCGCGTCGGGTTTTCCCCTGTCCCGGCGCGTCGCCACCGAGATTTTTTGGACCGGAGCTCAGCCCAAATGGCAAAACGATCGAAGTTCTTCCGCCTCGCCGTCGAAGGCGCGACCTGTGACGGGCGCACGATCGATCGCAAGCTGATCCAGGAAATGGCCGAGACCTATGATCCGGCCACCTATCAGGCCCGCGTCAATATCGAGCATTTGCGCGGGATCTCGCCCGAACCGCCCTTCAACGCCCAGGGCGACGTCGTCGCCGTCGAGGCGCGCGAGATCAACCTCAACATCGCCGGCAAGACGGAAAAGCGCCTGGCGCTCTACGGCCAGGTCGACGCGCTCGACAACCTCGTCTCCACCAACGCCAAGGGCCAGAAGCTCTTTCCCTCGATCGAGATCAACCCCAGCTTCGCTGACAGCGGCAAGGCCTATCTGCAGGGCCTCGCCGTCACCGACAGCCCGGCTTCGCTCGGCACCGAGATCCTCACCTTCGCGGCGGCCCAGGGCGAAAAGAACCCGTTCGCGTCGCGCAAGATCGATAAGGGCAACTTCTTCAGCGCGGTCGACGAGGCGATCGACTTCGGTTTCGAGGAGGCATCAGCCGAGGAGAAGACCGGCTTCGCGGCCGCGGTGGCGGCAGCGACGGAGTTCTTCAGCCAGTTCAAGCCCGCCGCGCCGGCGCCGGCGACCCCGCCGGTTGTCGCACCCGGGGGCGAGACCGGCGACTTCGCGGCGCTGCAGGCATCGATCGGCCAGGGCTTCGAAAAGCTCAATGCCGCGATGGGCGCCGGACACGCGGAGCTGAAGGCGTCTTTGACCAAGCTCCGCTCCGATCACGACGCGCTCGCCACGACGGTCGAGACGACGGACGGCGGCACCAGTCGTCGGCCGCCGGCCACGGGCGGAAAGAACTTCGCACTCACCGACTGCTGATCTTCAGGGGACCAACCCGCTTTTTCTTCCCGCTAGGCCGCAAGGACACAGACTAAGATGCTCAAAGCAACCCGCCTGCTCTTCAACAACTATGTCGAGCGCATCGCCGAGATCAACGAGGTCTCCGACACCGACGTCACGGCGACCAAGTTCACGATCGCGCCCGCCGTCGAGCAGACGCTCGAGGAGAAGCTGCAGGTCGAGAGCGACTTCCTGTCGAGGATCAATTTCGAGCTCGTCGTGCAGCAGGAAGGCGACAAGGTCGGCGTGAACGTCACCCGTACGATCGCGGGCCGCACCAACACCGCCGCCGGCAACCGCCGCACTCCCACCGATCCCACCGACACGTCGGACGAGGGCCGCTACCGCTGCGAGAAGACCGACTTCGACACGGCGATCAAATATTCGAAGCTCGACGCCTGGCGCCATAAGCCCGAATTCCAGAATCTCCTGACGACGGTGATCCTCAAGCAGCAGGGCCGCGACCGGATCATGATCGGATGGAACGGTGTCGACGTCGCCGTGCAGACCGATCGCGTCGCCTATCCGCTTCTGCAGGACGTCAACAAGGGCTGGCTGTTCAAGATCCGCGCCTTCGCGCCGGCGCGCGTCCTCAACGACGGCGATCTCACCGTCTATTCCAACGGCACCAATCGCGCCGCGCTGAAGGCGATCTACGTCGCCGACGTCGGAGAGCTCTACGACGGCACCAACGCCACCACGGCCGAGGCCGATTACGTCAATCTCGACGCGCTGGTGAAGGACGCGACCGAGCTGCTCGACGAGTGGCATCGTGACGACACCGATCTCGTCGTGATCCTGGGCCGCGACCTCCAGGAGGACAAATATTTCCCGATCATCAACTCGGCGGCCAACACCGCGACCGAGATCGAGGCGCGCGATCGCATCCTCGAATCGGCCAAGAAGATCGGCGGCAAGAAGGCTGTCGCCGTGCCGTTCTTCCCGGCCAACGCGCTCCTGATCACCAGCCTCGATAACCTCTCGATCTACGCTCAGGAAGGCACCCGCCGGCGCCAGATCAAGGACGAGCCGGCGCTGGATCAGATCGAGGACTATCAGAGCGTGAACGAGGCCTATGTCGTCGAGGATTACGGCCGCTCCGCCCTCGTCGAGAATATCGTCATGGGCCCGGCCCCCGCCCGCGCGGTCGCCCCGTAAGCCCTGAGCGATAGGAACCGAGAGGGATGAGAAAGATGAGCCTTGCACGTCGCCACCGCGATCGCTGCCTCGCCACCGCCAGCGCGGCCGCCGCCGCGCTGGCGCCGGAGCAGCGCGGGCCCGAAGGCCCCGAAGCAACGGCTTATGAGCTCATGCGCGCCCAGTTGGGGCAGGATCTCGCGAAGCTGCGCGAGATCCAGTCCACGGAAGGGAAGATCGGGCTGAAGTGCGATCTCATCCCCAACTATTACGCGTGGTGCGCCGGCGTGCTCGACGCGGTCGCGGCCGAGGGCGCCACCGGCGCCCAGGATGACGTTGTGGCCCAGATCATGATTTGGGCGATCGACGTCGAGGATTACCGCCTCGCCCTCGATCTGGCCGCCTATGTGCTGCGGTGGAAAGTGGAACTGCCGTCCCGTTTCGAGCGGACGGCGGGCTGCGTCGTCGCCGAGCAAATCGCCGAGAACGCGCTGAAGACGCTCGGGGCCGGCGATGCCTTCGATCTCGCCGTGCTCCTCGAGGCCGACGATCTCACCGCCGGCGAGGATATGCCGGACCAGGTCCGCGCGAAGCTGGCGAAGGCGATCGGTCTTGAGCTCGCGCGCGCGGCCGATGCGATCGAGGCCGGCGCCGATGGACCCGCCGGCGCGAAGCGGGCCGCGACCGAAGGCGCGATTAGCCGCCTACGGCGGGCGCTCGAGCTCGATCCGAAGGCCGGCGTCAAGAAACAGGTCGAGCGCCTCGAGCGCGAGCGGATCAAGCTCGCCGCCGGCGACGAGGGCGGCGCCTAACCGCCGACGAATTCCGCCGGTGGGGGACACCCGGCACCATAGCTCGCCCCGCGGCGCTCGGGGGGCGGGAGAAGATCGAGGCGGGGTTTTCCCTTTGCCTACGCCTCTGATCGGCTCCCCCACCCCCCGTAAATTTCGAAGGGAAGTCGTCGCCTGTGTCCGGTTTCGTTGCGTCCGAAGATGAAGGCCCTCCCGAGCAGGATGCGGACATGGTCGACGGCGGGGGATTCTTCCCGCCTGTCAGCCTGTCCGGCTTCCGCGATTCGATGCGGCTCGGCGCGATCGTCACCGATCCGCGCGCCCGAGACGCTCTGCGCGGTGGCATCCTCACTGTCAGGCGTGAACTGAGGGCTTGGGCGATCGAGAAGATAGCGGCAGGATTCCCCGCGCTCGACGGCGTCGCGTGCGACGAGGTCGATTTCGAGCCCGAGCTCGTGATCCTCTACCGCCGCGCGGTCTTCGCCCATGCCGCCGCCGATCTGGCAGAGACGCATAGCGATATCAGCGCGACGAAGGACGGCGAGAAACGGAACGACGAGCGAAGTCTCTCGGCCGACGAACACCGCCGCAACGGCATTCATGCGATCCGCGACATCCTGGGCGTCCCCAGGACCAGCGTGGAGCTGATCTAGTGGCCGCCGGCCTCACCGTGGCCGCCCACGCCGGCGAGCCGCTCGACGCGCTCCTTTGGCGCTCGATCGGCACCGTCGCCATCGAGCCCGTGCTCGCCGCTAACCGAGGCCTCGCCGAGCTCGGCGCATTCCTACCCGAAGGGACGTCCGTCTTCCTGCCCGCGATCGCGGCCGCGCCGGCGGCCGATCAACCCCTGATTCAACTTTGGGACTGAAAATGGACCACCCGACTATCCCCGCCGAGATCCTCGCCGCGATCAAGAACCTCGCGGCCGCGCTGGCGCCTTCGGCGATCGGCGCGACGGTGGCCGTCGCGCTGAAGGGGGGGCTGAGCTGGACGCAACGGCTGATTCAGATTGCCATCGGGATCTGCGTCTCCTGGTACGTCCGCCTCGCCTTCGAAGCGATCTTCGATGTCGGCGACTTCATGGGGCAGGCGATCGGTTTCACCGCCGGCCTGATCGCCTACGACGCCCTCCCCCGCTTCCGCGAGCGCGCGATCGCCGTCGTCGCCGAGCTGCCCGACATTGCCCGCGCCTGGCTGCGGCGCCGCAGGGAGGAATCGGAATGATCCTCGCCGGCGCCGATCGGCTTCCCACGCCCGCCAACGACAACGAGCCGCACAGGGACGACCGCCCCGGCGCGGCCGACATGCCCCTCGAGACTGAGAAGGAAGACCAATGACGAACAGGAGTGGTCCCGCGCCGCAGCCCGCCGGAAGGCGCGTCGGCGGAAAGTCGATCGGCGCCGCCGCCCTAGCCATGATCGTGGGCGTGCTCGCGGTCGAGGGCGGCTACGTCAACCACAAAGCGGACCCCGGCGGCGAGACCAATATGGGGATCACCAAGCGAGTTGCGGTCCAGAACGGTTATACCGGGCCGATGCGCCAGCTTCCTCGCGAAGTCGCGCAGAGCATCTACTATCGGCAATATCTGGTGGCGCCGGGCTACGCTCCACTGATCGAGCTCGACGCGGCGGTCGCCGAGGAGCTTTTCGACACGGCCGTCAACATGGGGGCGCAGCGGCCGTCGCGGTGGCTCCAGCAATCGATCAACGGTCTTTGCGGCACGCGAATTCCCGTCGACGGGCGGGTTGCCACCGGCACGGTGGCCGCGTTCGCATCGTGCCAGGCGCGGCTCGGCGCTATGCGGCTTTGCGTCGCGATGCTGAGCAGCCTCGATGCCCGGCAGCGCGATGAATACGGTCGCCTCGTTAGGGTCAATCCCCGGCTGCGCGTCTTCTACCGAGGCTGGATCGCCCACCGCGTCGGCAACGTCGACCGACGCAAATGCTCGGGAGCAGGCCGATGATCCGCCCGATCGCCTATCTCCGCCACCTTGTCGGCGAGGCGCGCGAGTTCGGCCAATGGCTGATCGCCCGAGGCCGGGAGCCGTCCACTTGGACCGGCGTCGTCGGCGCCGTCATCGGGGCGAAGGAGCTGGCCGAGCCCTTTAGCTATGTGGCGATCGCCGCCGGCGTGATCGCCGTCCTCGTGCGCAGGATGCCCGGGCAATGATCGCCTGGCTCGTCGCGAAGCTGGTCGCCCGCGGTGTTGCCAGCGACGTCGCCCCCAAGATCGCGATGCGCATCCTCGTCGCCATCGCGATCCCTCTTACCGCCGGCGCGATCTTCGGCGGCGTCAAGCTGTGGTTCTACTTTCACGACCGCGGCGTCATCCAAAACTACGAGAACGGCGTCACGGCCGAGGTCACCAGGCGCGAGCTCACTTCCGAGCGCGCCGCCAACGCGGAAGACGTCCGCATCGAGCAGCGCAACCGCGCCCGCTCCGAACATCTCGAAAGGGAAATCAATAATGCGGTCACCGAATATCCCGAGCAGAGCGCTCAGCCTGTCGGCCCTGCCACTGCTGCTGTCCTTGACAGCCTGCGGATTGGCGACGTCGATCCGCCCGACGCGAGCGGTAACGATTCCGCCGGAGCGGACTGAGCAGGTTCCCGGGCCCTCCATTCCCCAAGCGTCCGCTACCTGCGCGTTCGATCCGACACGCCTTTGCTACACCGATGCCGACGCCGCCCAGGTCCTGCGCGGCTATGACGGTGCGCTCGCCGAGGCGAATCGCCGCCTCTCCTGGGTGCACAATTTTTCCGCGTGCATGGCCAACCGTCGCTCCGCGCGCCGCTGCGATCGCGAACTCGAGGCCGCGAGGGCGGCGCCGGCTCGGTGATCCGCCGATGCTGAAGCCCGCCAGCCTTCGCAACGTCCTCACCGGGGCGGTCCCGGAGCTAAAGCGCGATCCGGCGCTACTCAGGATCTGGAGCGACAAGGGCCGGATCGCGGGGCGGCTCGGCGGGCCGCTAGGCTTCGAATATCGCTATCGGCTCAATGTCCTGATCATCGACTTCACCGGGAGCGAGGACGCGATCGCGATCGCGATCGTGAACTGGCTTCGCGAGCACCAGCCCGATCTCCTCCTCAATCACGACAGGGGCGATCAGGCCGTGCCCTTCGAAGTGGAGGTAATCGACACGAAGACGGTCGATCTGCTTTTCGAGCTGGAGCTGAGCGAGACGGTGCGCGTAATTCCGCGCGACGCCGGCGGCTTCGACGCGGTGCACGAGCCCGAGCCCTCTCTCGACGATCTACTGCTGGGCGAGCCGATCGGCGGCCTGACGCCGCCGCGGCCGCCGCTGACGCAGATATATTTCGGCGACACGCTTATCCTCGATGCCGGCGATGAATGATGGCCGACGGCCTTGAGGCCCTCGACGACTACCTCGTCGACTTCGTGGGCCGCCTGAAGCCGGCGGAGCGCACCAAGCTCGGCCGAAAGATCGCCGGCGAGCTGCAGAAGGCCAACGCCCAGCGGATCGGGGAGAACGTCGACCCGGAGGGCACCGCCTTCACTCCGCGCAAGCGGGCCCGCCGGCTGCGATCGAAGGCCGGCGGTGGGGCGCTGCGGCGTAAGCAAGGGAAGATGTTTCTGCGCGCCCGCGCTCGGCAGCATCTTCGCGTCCAGGCCACGGCGAGCGAATCGCGGGTTGGCTTCGTCGGGGCGATGGCCCGGATCATGACGGTTCACCAGGAGGGTCTTGAGGACACGGTCACCCGCGACCCCAGCTCGCCCGTCGCTCAATACCCGATGCGGCGCGTCCTCGGTTTCGGGCCCGAAGATCGGCTAAAGGTGCTCGAGCTAGTTGACGCCCATCTTCGCGGCTAGCTCGAGGGCGTAGACCGTCGAAGAACGACCGGGCTGAAGGCCTGCCCTTGAAGGACGCCTTCGCTGCTATGCCAGAGGCAGTAGACCGAATCCTGACTGCCCACCACGCCCGCCGGAGGTGCGATGACCATGGTCGGCCCGCCGCACTTCAGCCGCACGACGTCGCCGGGTTTGAAAACTTCTGTCTCCATGACCTCCGCATAGTCGCCTAGCGTATATTCGCAAGCTGCGCGCCGCCTGTTGTATAGGCGCCGGTTACAACAGGCCTCGCTGGCGGCGGCGCGCATCGGGCGGCGACATGGCGATCGTGTCCGGATCTGCCGCCTCAACCGCCGTCGACCTCTCGCGGCTGCCGCCGCCCGCTGTCGTCGAGAAGATCTCTTTCGAGGAGATTTACGCCGACGGCCTCGCTCGGCTGCGCGAGATCCTGCCCGACTTCGACGCCACGGTTGAATCGGAGCCGGCGGTCAAGATGCTCCAGGTCTTCGCATACCGCGAGACATTGCTTCGCCAGCAATTCAACGATCGCGCACTCTCCGTCATGCTCGCCTTCGCGCGCGGCGCGGATCTCGATCATTTGGCCGCGATCTTCGGGGTGACGCGCCTCGTGCTCGTCGAGGCCGATCCCGAGCATGGCATCGCCGAGCAGCTCGAGGACGACGACGCGCTGCGCGGCCGCGTCGTGCTCGCGCCCGAAAGCTATTCCGTCGCCGGGCCCGAGCTCGCATACGTCTTCCACGCCCGCTCGGCCGACGCCGAAGTGCTGGACGCCAGCGCGACCAGCCCCGAGCCGGGCCAGGTCCTCGTCAGCGTCCTTTCGCGATCGGGCAACGGCGCCGCCGGCGCCGAGCTGCTCGAGACCGTCGCGGCCGTCGTCAATGGGCGTAGCGTTCGGCCGCTCACCGATCTCGTCACCGTCGCGTCGGCCGAGATCGTCGAATATGCGATCGAGGCCCAGCTCTTCGTCTACGACGGGCCCGATCTTTCCGTCGTGCTCGACGTCGCCCAGGCCAGCGTCGAGGCCTATCGCGACAGCGCGCAGCGGCTCGGCCGCGATATCACGATATCGGGCCTCTACGCCTCCCTCCACGTCGAAGGGGTGCAACGGGTCAATCTGGTCTCGCCCGCCGACAATCTGGTGCTCGGCGCCACTCAGGCGCCCTGGTGCACCGGGATCGAGCTCACCGCCGGCGGGGTGGGCGACTGAGCATGACGGAGACGCTCCTCCCTCCCAACGCGCGGCCGCTCGAGCGCGGCCTCGAGGCCGCGGCCGCGCGCGTCTCCGGCGTCCCGATCCCGCTCCCCGATCTGTGGAATCCGGCAATGTGCGCCGCCGATCTCCTGCCCTGGCTGGCGTGGGGCCTGTCGATCGACACCTGGGATTCGGCCTGGTCCGAAGCGCGCAAGCGCGAGGAGACGGCGCGCGCGATCGAGATCCAGCGCCGGAAGGGGACGCCAGCGACGATCGACGCCGTCCTCGGCCGCTTCGATCCGCTCCTCGAGCTGGTCGAATGGTTCGAAGCGGAGCCGCGGCTCGACCCCCACCGCTTCCAGGTGACACTCCCGTTGCTCGCCGGCGGCGGCGATCGATCGACGGCGGCATTCGCTGAGCGGCTCGTGCGCGAGATCTCGCGCGTGAAGCCGCTGCGCTCTCACCTCGAGTTCATCCAGTCGATCACCGCGGCCGCCGGCCTTTCCGTCGTTGGCGCCGGTCGCACCGCCGGCTTCGCCCGCCTCGATCTGGCGGCCGTCGTCGAGGAGGGGAGCTTCCTCACCACCGAGGACGGCGAGCCGCTGCAGGCCGAATCCGGCGATCTCCTGGAGCTCTGACGCATGACCGGCCTTCCGATCTATATCACCGAAGGCGGCCTCGCCGCCTTGCTCGACGCCGAGGAGGGCATCACCAACGCCGTTCGGATCGTCGAGATTGGCCTGACGGCCGAGGACTTCGCTGCGGCGACGACGCTCGAGGAGTTGCCCGGCGAGTTCACTCGGCTCGACACTATCGCCGGCATGGCGGCGAGCGATCGCGTCCTGCACATGGTCGCGCGCGACGATTCGACGGATCTCTACACGGTG